TTACTGCTTACACTGTAAGAACGCCGCAAACTCCGCTCCCCAGAAGCTCATCCGTATTTCGCACAGCGAACCGTGCAACATCCAGATGATGAGGATTGCCGTCACGCAGAACGTGATGGCCGTAAGCGATTTTTGCGACATAGCACTTGCTCCTTTTCCGGAGAGGCGCTAACCTTTCACTTGTCAAGGTAATGCGGTTAGGGCCTCGGTTAAACAGAGATGTTTTCCGGGGCCTTTCCACATCTGGCCTTCGGGTATTCCCTCCGACCATCAGCCGAAAGGCACCCGCGCGTAATCTATCGCTTTTTTGTTACTCCGGCAATTCTGCCTGTTAATTCTGAGGTAAGGGCAAACTCATCTGATTGTTTCCTCTGTGTGAAGCTGGCAGATCATGCCAAGGGATACTCTCCGAAGAGTGAGCGCTGGAGGCGTGTTTCGATGTGAATTTATGGAAGGCTTCCAGTGTTGAGAAGCATACGCCGCATTCCAGGTTGTTACACTGGTAATATTTTTGCCGCACGGTATTCGAATCATTTTCAGGGCGACTTGTGCGGATACGGGCAGATGCGCCACAAAGCGGACAACGGAACATAGCGACCTCCCTTAACGTGGTGCTGTCGCTATTTTAAGTTGTCTTGACTCAAGCTCCAACTGCCAGACAGCTTTTGTCGAGAGGAGGATGTACATTTTTACTATAAAAAAGTGATTTTGCTTATGTCACATACAAATAAATGGAAAAACAGGCCATGCGCTCAATTGTAAGAAAAGCCACGATATGTACTAGGAACTGATGCTTTATGCTCGAAAGGCTTGCAATAGAACCCTCATTCATAAGGGGGGAGAAACGGAAAAGCTGTATAGAATTTAAATATTGTGACACAAGTTGGTTTGTTTTGAATCCAGCAGTAAACTTATTAATGAATTGTTGGTATTGTGATTGCCTTACTAACGTAATAAGAAGGCAAAAAAATGGAAATTGAAATTAGTTACTGTAATAGCATTGACTTTGCTACTGTTTCTCTAGCCGAAAAAAAGTTGAATATTCGTTTTGCGCCGAATGGTACAGGGAAAAGCACTATTGCTCGGGCGATGCAGTTCAGTTTGCCTGGGCAGGAAGCTTGTTTGGCAGAATTACTTCCTTTTAAATTCAGGGCAAATAACCCCGATAATGTTGCGCCCTCTGTGACCGGAATGGAACAACTAGATAATATAATGTGTTTCAATGAGGAGTATGTTAGCCAGTTCACATTCCGTCAGGATGAGCTTGTAGCCAACAGTTTCGATATATTAATCAAAACTGACGCGTATATCAGAACAGAGAGTGAAATAGAATTAATTATTTCGACGATCCGTCAGGTGTTTACCGAGCATACACAACTGGAAACCCTATTGAGCGATCTCACTGTTTTATCCAGTGCATTTAAAGTCACTGCAGCATCTGCTCTTAGTAAAAGTACAAAGGGTATGAAAGCGCTTGCTGGAGGTAATAAACTTCTTCATATCCCTGCCGCACTTGAACCGTACAGAAACATGATAACTAGTAATAAAAGTGTGCAGTGGATTGCTTGGCAGACAAAAGGGCTAACAGAGTTTGGTGAACTTGCGGGTGAGTACTGTCCTTATTGCAGTAGTGAATCTACCGAACAACAACAACAACGAATTCAACAGGTTGGAGTAGAATATGACCAAGCTGTCATCAAAAATTTGATGGAGCTTGTTGATGTCATTCAGCGTTTAGGAATTTACCTTACTGACTCTGCCCGTGATCGTCTTAAAGAAATCACAACCCTTCCTAATGGTCTTGAGCAGCAGCATGAAACATATCTTATCACCCTTAAATCTCAAACAGATGATCTAATAGATAAACTTACCGTGCTTAAAACGCTTTCCGGATTTAGCTTCACAGAAGGAGACGATGTAGCTGCTAAACTCGCCTCTTACAAGTTGAATCTGGACTTCTTTACTGAACTTCAATCAGAAGAAACCACACGTATTGTTGATGCACTCAATACTTCTCTGACTGATCTAATTGCAAGCGCTGGACCACTTCAGGGTAAACTGAATCAGCAGCGGAATAAAGTACGCCAGCTCGTTATAAAGCACCAAAAAAATATCAATGATTTTCTATCCTATGCTGGTTATCGTTACCGTGTGCGGATAACAGACGATGCACAGCCACGACTACAACTCTATCATGTAGATCATACAGATGTCGTCACTGGTGGTAGCCAACATCTAAGTTACGGTGAAAGAAATGCGTTTGCCCTCGTGCTCTTCATGTATGAATGTCTTTCTAGAAAACCAAGTCTGATTATTTTGGATGATCCCATTTCCTCGTTCGATAAAAATAAGAAGTTTGCGATTCTTGAAATGCTTTTTCGTAGAGAGCCATCTGATTGTCTTAAGAGTAAAACAGTGCTGATGTTGACGCATGATGTTGAGCCAATCATCGATACTATTCGCGCTGTTAGGCAGCAATTTGATAATCAAGTTTCAGCAGCTTATCTCCGCTACAGTAATGGTGTTATTACAGAGCAACCAATTTCAAATTCGGATATCAAAACTTTTGCTCAAATCTGCACATCGGCTCTACAGTCTGTGAGTGACGATATTATTAAGTTGATATATCTTCGCCGTCATTACGAAATCCTTGATGATCTGGGGGATGCCTATCAAGTGCTTTCAAATCTTTTTCATAAGCGGGAATTTCTGGAGGATAGGCGCTTGGCGAAGATCGACGGGGAATATTCGTTAATGTCAGAAGTTAGTGAAAATTTAGGTTGTCACGAAATAATTAATCATATTCCAGATTTCAACTATAAGGTAGAGCTAGCAAAAATCACCTGCGAAAACTTTCTCACCACGCTTTATTTCAGTTGCAAAAGTAGCTACGAAAAATTGCAAGTTTTCAGGTTAATGGGTATTGAGCATACAAACTCTGTAATTCAGAAATTTATTAATGAAACCTATCATATCGAAAATGAGTTTATCTGCCAGCTGGATCCGGCTAGATTCGATCTCATTCCAGAATATGTCATAACTGAGTGTGATAATTTGTTACTATCAGCTTTTGCGGCAAATGACGATGTTGGTCGCGAGATTGCCTGACGAACCTCGTAGGTTCACAGATAAGAGCCACAGCCTCAAAATATTGCGTGCGTGGCTCTTATTGATAGTAATTGTTTATCTATAATAAACTCTGATAATAAGGTTCGGTAGAACATTAACTCTCTTGATATAACGTTAATATCACATCGATATCTAAATATTCAACATGTGTTTTTAGCACGATATAGATTGCTCAATCTACGCTACCTTATAATAAGGTAGCGCTTCTGTCATAGAAGTGATTGTCAAATTGGGGCTGCCTCTGTGCAGCAAGCGTTCCAGCTAATATCTTAGCTTATACATTTAAGTTGTTTACTCTGTTTCTGCTATCCACTCCGGGATTTTTGCTTCAAGCTCAAGCTGCGTGGTAAAGCCGCTGTTATCAATGGTGTGCTCGGCTTTCGCAATAATCCAGTCCTGATTATCAATCTCGCTTTTAAATCCTGTTACCGTGCCATGCATTTCGGGGTAGAGTTCTGCGCGTCCACGTGCCAGTGTGATGGAGAACGCTGCGGCTCCGCGTTGTAGCTGCTGCCACTTTGCCGCCGCTGCGCGTCTTGCTGCCTGCTCGTTTTGATAAGTCTTGCGTAACACAAACACATTGCCTTCCGCGCCTTCCATATAATCACCTTCACGGCTGCTACTTTTCTCCTTTTTGGGTTTTGGCGGTTTGCGGCGTTTCACGCTGACTTTTTTCTTTTTCCCGTAATTAAGATCAAGCCAGTAGGCGCGTACACCCGTATACGCCTCGCGGTCAGCAATGCGGAACTGATGGCGATCGCCGCTGCTGCGTGTGATGGCAAACGATGGCAACGGCTGACCCTGTGCGTTCACGCCACCACCGGGCATGATGAATAACAGATTACCGCTTTTTACCGTGGTGATTGCGCCCAGCATTTCCGCCATGCGCGTAAGGAAGGACATGTCGCTTTCTTCAGTCTGGTCGGCGTGGTCGATTTCGATATCCATCAGCATTTCGCTGATTTGCGGTTTCAGGCCGTACCGATGAGCGATGGCGGATACCACGCGTTCAACGGTCACATCATGCCAGGACACCTCACGTTTAACGTTAAATTCATCCCGAAAATCTGCGCTTCTGGCTGAAACAGTCAGCCTGTCCGGCGGTCCTTCGTGAGCGATTTCATCAACAATGTAAGTGCCTTTTTCTGTCAGCGGTTCTCCTTTCCAGCCAATGAGAACCGTCAGGCGCGCGCCCCGTGGCGGTAGCTGCAACTGACCATCCGCATCATCCAGCGTGACGGCGAGCTGGTCCGCCTCAAATCCCCGGTTGTCGGTCAGTGACAGGCTCATCAGGCGCTCTGCCACGCCTGACAGCGTTTTACCCTCCGCGAGAATATCAAAATCCGGCATTTTCACGGGGTCTGTGCCCTGACTGAGCAATTGCATGGTGGTGTCGGTCATCTGTTCCCTCCCTGTGCGACATGGTCGCATGTGCGTGCGGAGGGGGTTACTGCTTTTTGTTGTCGCCGGGTCGGGAGAACGGCGCAGGGGTGAGATTACGCGCGTGGTGGGTGATGATTGTTGCCGAATCATTTAACGGATACAAGGGGCTGAAGCTATGAGTGAAACTCGTTTTCATGGTGCCCGTGTTACGGAAAATACCGACCTGGTAACAGCGATTAACGATGTTGATTCCAGCGTTATCGGTATCGTGGCAACGGCGGATGATGCGGACGCGAAGCTGTTCCCGCTGAACAAGCCCACACTGCTGACCCGCGTCAATGACGTGCTGGGAAAATGCGGGACAACGGGGACGCTTTATCGTGCGCTTAAGGCCATTGCAGACCAGGTGAGCACAAAGGTGATCGTCGTTCGCGTGGCTGAACACAAAGAAGAAGACGGAAAGACGCAGGATCAACTGGTTATCGGTGGTTCTGAGGATGACGGCAGCTATACGGGGATGTTTGCGCTGCTTGTTGCAGAGCAGGATGAAAGCATCGGATACCGTCCGCGTATTCTGGCCGCGCCGGAGCTGGACACGGAGGCTGTAACAAAATCCCTGTGCGTGATCGCAGGTAAACTGCGCGCGTTTGTGTATGCCTCATGTTACGGCTGTAACACGATGGCTGAGGCGATTACCTACCGCCAGAAATTCAACGAACGTGAGGTGATGCTCTTATGGCCGGACTTCATCGCCTACAACCCGAAAAGTGGCAAAAACGAAACGTTCCCCGCGCCTGCCTATGCGTGCGGCCTTCGTGCGTACATTGACCATGAGCAGGGCTGGCATAAATCACTGTCCAACGTTCCGGTTAAAAATGTGCTGGGGATGTCGAGGCATGTGTTCTGGTCGTTGCAGGCCGAAGACAGCGATGCCAACAGCCTCAACAACAAAGAAATCACGACCATTATTCGTCGCAACGGGTTCCGCTTCTGGGGCAACCGCACACCGGAAACGAACGCCTACATCTTTGAGGTGTATACCCGAACCGCACAGGTGCTGGCTGATTCAATTGCGGAAGCGCAGTTTGAAACCATCGACAGTCCACTGACGCCTGCGAACGTGAAGGATGTTATCAGTGCCATCAGGGCAAAACTGGATTCACTGGTTACTGCCGGGAAACTGATTGGCGCGTCGTGCTGGTATGACGTGGTGGATAACAGCACCACGGATTTACGTCAGGGGCGTGTGCGTATTCGCTACAAATATACGCCCGTTCCTCCGCTGGAAGATATGGAGCTTTACCAGACGTTTACTGATGAATACTTTGATCCCGCATTTGCGGTGTTGGGAGGTGTCTGATGGCTGTACCAAAACATCTTCGCTTTTTTACGCTGTTTGTGAATGGTGAAAACGAAGTGGGTAAGGTGACGTCCGTCACTCCACCTAAACTGACGCGCAAAACTGAAAGCTATCGTGGCGGTGGCATGATGGGGGCGGTGAGTATCGACCTCGGTCTTGATGATTCTGCGCTTGATGCGAGTTTTGTCATGGGGGGCGCAGTTCGTGAGCTGTTCCTTAAATATGGCGGCACGATTGACGGCACGTTGCTGCGTTTTGCGGGTGAATACTACACCGATGCAGAAAGTGATCTGTATGAAATCGAGATGCGCGGGCGTGTGACGGAAATTGATATGGGGGAAGCCAAACAGGGCGAAGCCACATCACACACTTACGCTGTCAAAAACACCTACTACAAGCTGAGCGTTAACGATCGCCCGCTGTGGGAAATCGACCTGTTGAACCACATCTACCGGAAGGACGGCAAGGACATTGTGCCTGACCGTATCCGTTCCGCGCTTGGGCTTGGCTGATAAGTAATATGCAGGCGGCGCAGTGCGTCGCCTCTGACTGAAAAGGAGACAACTGATGAAAGACATCGATACTGAAACCCGGAATAACACCGTGGCGGATGATGTGACGGCAGGCGAGGATATGGCTGTCGAACGTGGCGTAAAACTGACCCGACCAATTGAGCGTGGTGGCGAAAAAATCACGTATGTGGAGATCACCGGGGCTATTGAGCAGGCTGGATCCCTGCGTGGTCTGTCGCTGTCTGATGTGCTGAATCTGAAAGCGGATACCATGTTTACGCTGTTGCCTCGCGTGACCTCGCCACGACTGGATGAAGTGATGATTAAAAAAATGTCGTCACGCGATTTTATTCAGTTGTGCGCTGTGGCTGTAAATTTTATGAGCGAGCCAGACTCTGGCGCGAAGAGCGTGCAGGAGACGGCAGCGTAATCACCCTGGTGTGCTTTGAGCACATCGAAGATCTGGTGGCGGATATTGCCGCCATTTTTAACTGGTCGCCCGCCGAAATCTTCATGATGACGCCCGGCGAAGTGGTTAGCTGGCGCGAGCGGGCGGCACTTCGCAGCGGGAATGCAGATAATGAAGACTCTTGATATCCGGGTCGCTTTCAGCGCCGTTGACAGGCTGACCCGGCCTGCCGAAAACGCCTGCCGCCTGATGGGGCAGTTTGGTGACTCCATCCAGCGAACGCAGGGGGCGATCAAAAATCTCGAGCGTCAGGCGCGTTCATTTGAGCGCGCCCGTGACGCTGTCAGTAAAGCGGATGCTGGCATATTGAAAGCACGACGCCAGCTTAATGCCCTTAATCAGTTACAACGCACGGGTACAGTGCTCAGCGAAAAACAACAAAAGCTGATGCAGCAGTTAAGCACCCGGCTTGAACGCCTGAATGAATCGCGCACACGGGAAATTCAGAAAATGCGGGAACTTGGCGGAGAGCTGAAACGCCACGGCATTTCCCTGACAGGCAGCGATAACACCATCCAGCAGGCCATCAGACGCACCGAACAGTACAACAACCAGCTTGAACGCGAACGGCAGGCGCTTGCGCGTGTAACGCGGGCGCGTGAGCGGTATTCGCGCGCGCAGGAAACAGCGGGAAAACTGAAAACAGGTGGTGCGCTGGCAATTGGTGCGGCAGCGGCGGGCGGCTATGCTGCCGGGCGTTTTTTGCAGCCTGCGATCGGGTTCGGCAAAGAGATGTCCCGCGTTCAGGCACTGACGCGAATCGACCAGAACAGCCCGCAGTTTAAGGCGCTGCGTGAGCAGGCGTTAAAACTTGGCTCTGAAACGCAGTTCACCGCAGGCGATGCCGCCAGTGGACAGGCATTTCTTGCAATGGCTGGTTTTACTCCGCAGGCCATTCAGGCCGCATTGCCCGGTGTTCTTAATATGGCGCTGGCAGGTGGCGTCGAACTCGGCGAGACGGCTGATATAGGCTCCAATATCCTCACACAGTTCAACCTGACAGCCGATCAAATGGACCGGGTTGGCGATACGCTGACAGCGGCATTCACCCGGACCAATACTGATTTACGCGCGCTGGGCGAAACCATGAAGTATACCGGTCCGGTTGCCGCAAAACTTGGTATCAGTCTTGAAGAAGCGGCAGCCATGGCCGGGATGCTTGCCAATAATGGCCTTCGTGGAAGCGATGCTGGTACGGCCATGCGCGCAAGTCTGTCCCGCCTTGCATCACCGCCAAAAGCTGCGGCTGATGCGCTGAAAGAGCTGGGAGTGTCAGTTGCTGACGCCAGAGGCAAAATGCGCCCGATGGAGGATGTGCTGCTTGATCTCTATAAGGCGACACAAAAATACGGACAGGTGGACCAGGTTTCCTTCTTCAAGGACATCGCCGGAGAAGAGGCGTTCGTTGGTTTGCAGACGCTTGTTGCGGCGGCTGGTTCAGGAGAGCTGCAAAAACTGACCAGAGAATTGCAGGGGGCAAGGGGAGAGGCCGATCGCGTTGCAAAAGTAATGGCCGATAATCTTGATGGGGACCTGAAAAATCTCGACAGCGCATGGGAAGGTCTTCGTATTCGCATCAGTGATCTGGTTGACGGTCCGCTGCGTTCTGTCACGCAGTGGCTCACGCGGGTGCTTGAAAAAATCACCTCGCTGGCGCAGGCCCATCCGGTACTGACGCGCCAGCTACTGATAGCAGGCGGTGCGTTGCTGGCAATGACTGCAACGGTTGGCTCGTTGTCGCTGGCTATTGGTGTGCTTGCTGGCCCGCTGGCAAAACTGCGTCTTGGTTTTTCTCTCCTGACCGGATCAATGAATGCTGTCAGGGTCCTGCCAGCACTATGGGGAATGGTGACGGGTTCCGTTTCTTTGCTGGGGGGTGCTATCGGGGCGCTGTTCAGTCCGGTCGGATTGATTGCTGCTGCGTTTGTGGCTGCGGCGGTTCTCATCTGGAAATACTGGGAACCCATTAAGGCGTTTTATGCCGGGGTGTTCAGCGGGATTATGGAACGGCTGGCTCCGTTGCGCGAAACCTTTGAACGGTTTGGCCCTGTTTTTGACGCAATCGGAAGCGGGATCAGTCAGGTGTTTAACTGGTTTAAATCGCTGCTGTCACCGATGGAGTCCAGCAAGGAAACGCTGGATAAATGTACCAGTGCTGGCGAGATATTCGGTAACGTTCTTGGCGGTGCGTTACAGCTTGTTCTGACACCTGCAAAAATGCTACTGGATACGCTGGCGTGGATACTTGAAAAACTTGGCGTCCTTCCGGATGAAGCGGAAAGGGCGCGCAAGAAAATCGAAGACGCACAGCGTGCGGCCATTCTTCAGGACAAGGTTGCCTTGCTTCAGGGGGACCTGGCGAAAATCAATCCGCCGAAGCCTGTGGAAAATGGCAATGGCACCGGGGGTGATAAACCCAAAGACAACAAACCACTCACAGACAGCAATACCGGGACGCTACGCAGACTCAGCAAAATTGCTGATAACACAGGTAAGCTGGTTGATGAGACAAAAAAACGTATTGGCCCCGGCGATATTGTCTTTAAGAACCTGCCCCGCGCACTTGCTGTTCGTGGGGAGTGGCAGGAGCGAAAGATTGCACAGGTCAGTAAGCCTGCCCCCGCAATTAATATCACACCCGTGGTCCCGGCTCCGCTGCCTCCGGCGCTGGTCCCTGTTGTTGCGGCCAGCTCCCGCCCGGTGGCGGAGGCCATACGATCGCCAGTGGCATCAGTTCCTGTAACTTCCCGTAACCCGAAAAACCCGCCAGCGCGCGGATCACGCGTTGTTTCAGTGTTTCTTCCTTTTCACGAATAACCGCCATCAGGCTGGCGTAATGCGCGTCATTGTGGATGTGCTGGCGCAGCCAGGCTTCATCATGGCGATGTTCGATAATGGTATTGGCGATGTGGTGACTGGTGCGCATACCGTTAGTGGCCATCACCGACAGTACGGCATCGGCCATCAGAGAAACGCCTACGTGTGGATCGCAAAACACCTGGCTGATACCTGCCAGTTGCCCCTGAACCTTTGCCACATCCAGCGTGGTTCCGCCCAAATCCACAATCAGCAGGGATTCAAACGGACTCATGTCAGCCAGTGCCTTAAAGCCAGCCGGAATGGATTCAGGCATAACCCGCACGTTACGGATAGTGAATGCTTCGCCGTTCTGGTACTCCACCGGGCGCATAACGTTCGCTTTTTTGCGGTTGATGTTGGCCATGTCCGGCTGTGCGTTTGTGTCGAAATACTCGCTCAGTGGCAGGGTGACAACCACATCCACCTCCTGTGGCGTGATGCCTGATTTGACCAGCGCGTGATGAATGGCAATGACATTCACATCGCTGTACTGGTATTGCGTGTCGGTCGTCTGGACAAAGCGATCGCTGACCGGATCAAAACCATAGCGCACGCCATCAAGCATGTAGTTCGCGGGCTGCGTGCCGCCGAACGGCGCAGACCATTCCGACTTGAAGCTGTTCGGGCTGATGGCGTTGCGGCGTTCGCCGTTCTCAGTCCATGCCAGCTTGATGTTGGTGGAGCCGTCGTCGATACAAATTTTCATGTCGCTTTTCCTTATGTTGATTAATTAATCGTTTACGGGATTCTGAAATCCCGTTTTTGCCTGTTTTGTGCGCGCTTCATATATCGCTGCGCGTTTTTTGCTCATTTACGGGATTCGTGAGTCCCGTTTCTGTCTGTTTTTTGTTTCCACTGGTCAGGCTACCCCGCAGCAGGTCTGCTTTGCGGCTGGCGCGTTCAGTGGTTTCACTGATTCTCTGTGCGTGCTCTGCGTCGCGGATGGCGCGCAGCATGTCAGAAAGCACGGTAACGGGTGTTTTCATGGTGTTCTGGTCCTGCTGAAGTGTGGATGCCAGGCGTGCGGCGGCTTCAGGGTCTGATGCCCCCAGCTGTGCCAGATAGCTGGCGACCGGGTTATGGCGGATCTCCGTGCTGCTTATGCCATGATTACGGCTCAGGCGCTGCCAGAGCTGCGTGATTCGGCTGTCCGGGCGGGTATCCGGTTTGCGTACAATTTCAAATCCCTGCGGTGCAATGATGCTGCCGTCAACGCACAGACTGCCGCCCCGTAACAGGTGCTGCATCTGTTGTTCACCGATATGCAGGCCGAGAGATTCAGCAGACTCCCGCCATTCTTTAGCGAGTAATTCGTGGTTATCAGGCAAAGGCCGCTGCTGTTTGCGGCTCTGTGTCCAGCTCTGCATTTCATCACTGCTGTTTTTTGCCTGTTTGTCACGAAGCGAACGCGTCAGCGCCCGGCGTTCGTGCCGTTTCAGTGAGCGCATCCATTCGTTCACTTCAACGCCGTCAGGGAGCTGCGGCCACGGTGCTGGCCGTTCTTCCGGCTGTTCTGTCCCGTTGTTGTCCGTTTCCTGTACACGGGGACAGTTATTGCCACGAGTCCAAGGGGCGGCAGGGCCGCCCTGAAGGTCAAAACCATTTTCGCGGGCGCTGTCTTCCGCTTCCGGTTTACGTCTTACCAGCTTCCAGTTATCCGGGTGCGTGCACACGCGGGAAGATTCCCCGATTTGTGGCGACCAGATCCCGTAAATCTGTACGCTTTGCTCGCCGTAATCGTTCAGCTCTTCTGCGAGGTCGTAGGCGGTGCGAATCAGGTAATCCTTGCGTGGAACAAGTACGCCACCCTGTTTCTCAATGTAGGTGGCAAAACACCCGGCATCAGCGGCAGCGAGTACCGCATCCATTGCGTCATTTTCCAGACGTTGTGGACCTTCCGGGTTGCGGGCCATCTGACTGGCAAGGCGGCGGAGTTCACGCCATACCTGACGGGAGGGGATACCAAAGAACTGGAACTGGCGGACGCGGTGAAGGCGCGCCCAGCCGATGGCGCGTTCCACGCTCTCGGCCATTGATTTTCCGGTTTCGTGATCAACGCGTGGCTTGCTTGTTTTCGGGTCAATGCCACCCACGGCGCGGCTGTCCAGGTTCTTTCCGATGTAGGTGGCGATGTAGCTGGTCGGCGTACCTTTCGAACCGTCGACGTACTCTGCCTTAAAGCGTGGGGTAATATCATCACCCAGCTCGTGACGATCTTCCTGAATGGCAATATCGCGGGTGTGGGACACAATGGTGTCGATTTCTTCCGGATGAGCAAAGACCATCATATGCCAGTGCACGGTGCCGTCATGGTGAGGCTCCACCGTGCGGATGCCATACCAGCGCAGGCCGTTGCGGTTCAGTTTCTTGCGGACCGCTGCAAAAAACGTGTTAACCAGGTAATCGCTGGAGTCGCGCATGGTGGCCCCGTTCCATTTGGGATTCGGATGACCGTTCTCTGTTGTGGCGTGGTATTTTGACGGGCAGGTGACAGTCAGAAACACCGCTTTGTCGCCACGGGCTTCGGCCAGAAGTTCCAGCCCCTTCATGGTGGCCATCATTTCTGCCTTACGGTGAACCGGGTTACTTACTCCCGCGTAATACACTGTCTCGAGATCAATCGTGAACCCGTCTTCATTTTCCAGCATGAAACTTTTCAGGAAATCGCGTGTTTTCTCGCGCTGTGCGCGAAACTCGCTTAACGCGTCCTGGCTCAGATAGGGTGATGTTTTTCTGGAAACCAGACAGGCGGCGCGGAGTTGTTCTTCTCTCCACTCGCAACGTAACAGCCACAGTTTGCGTTTCCACCATTCCGCACAGGTCAGGCGAAGGATTGCGCCCGGCAGCAGCTCCGTGTCCGGTTCGTTCCTCCGGTCTTTGTCTGTCGTCAGTGCGTCATAATGTGGAGGCATGGCGTGCAGGTGTAACGCCATGCGGGCCAGCATCTGATACGCCTTCAGGGTTACATCCATGGTCAGCTCGCCATCGGTCGCGCCAAAGCCATCGCAGAGTTTTTCGAAGGTGCTGCTGAACATCGCCGCCGTCATGGTGGCCAGCGTCTGTATCTGGTGTTTGTTGAGCTGCGGCAGGTAAAGCAAATCGTCCAGGCGTTCGCGTCCGGCAAGGGAGCGATAACCCGGTGTCAGCCAGCGTCCGTCAGTGCTATCCAGACGTTCGAATATTTTGCGCAGGGTTCCGCGTGCATAGCGTTCCGCCTGCCAGCTCTTTTTGCCTTTCCGGCGATCGGCTTCCTGTTTTTTGCGCAGGAAGGAGAGGTGGCGAATAAGCGGATCGCGCAGATAGGACGGCAGCAGGCGCAGCGAGGCCATGGCTTCATCCACCGCGCCGCGTGCCTGTTTTCTGGCGTCTCCTGCCAGTGTGATGGTTTTGTCCTGTTTTTCCTGTGCGTCCAGGCTTTTATTAATCAGGTTGCCCAGCGGTGTGGCGGAGAACGCCGCATCAGCCATTTCCTGGCGGCGCTCGTTCTCAGCCCGGTAGGCATCCAGCCAGGAGGAAAGCGCGGATTCAGGAGCGGGGATCCCCGTTCCTTCACGCCCCACTGCGTGGCGCGGTTGTTGCCAGTCCCTGATGTACTCTGCCGTCATAGTGATTTACTTCGTCATGCCATTCAGGGTGTCGCGGCAGACTGTAGCCAGCCGCTGAATTTCCAGCACGGTGTCTTCTGTGTCGGCATGGCGATGTGTGATGCGGATGCTGTCGGCAATCACATCGACGATTGCAGAGGATGGGCGCTGGTAAATGCCAATAACGGACGGGGTGCCACCTTCAATGCGGTAAAGCCTGTAATTTCCCTCGTGGCTGTCAATCATGTAGCGACCATCAATAACAATCTTTCCGTCAGCGAGCTGCAGTACAGGCAGGGATTTCAGGTACATGTCATAACGATCACGCACGCGAGCGGCAAGATCACGCTCTGTGTTGAGCAGGTATTCAAGAAAGTCGTTGGCGAGAATCATTGCGGCAATCCTCTTGTTACAGATGTGCGAAGGCCTCCCGCCGCAAGGTGCAGGAAAGGCCCGGAACAGGAATTAATGGAGTTTGTTTTGCTGCTGGATGAGCTGTTGAAGCTCGTGCAGATCATCCGCCAGATAGCTGAAAACAGAGGCGGAATAAATGTTTGATAGTGCGTGGCTGCGCTCATGCAACATATTGATGTGCATGATTTGCGCGACGCGTGTTGCGCGAAAAAGTCTGCGGTTGATTTCGCTGCGGATGTGAATACGCTCAGCGCGGGCGCGCTGTTGCTTGCGGTTTGCCATGACGTGGCCTCGTGTATAGTAAGTTTTGAAAACTCACCATCCAGAGTTGAGAATCTCGGGGTGGCGAGACGTACGGGGTTCTCAACACCGGCTACACACGATCCCGGCCCGACCGAAGTCGGCCCCGTACGCCCCGCCATAATTCTGACGCGAATAAGACGTGGCAATACAGTACGCACAAAAAAACCGCTGGCGCGGTTGTGCGCGTGTGTAGTCAGCGGGTTGAGAATCCCGGCACCCGTTTTATGAGGTGCAGCGGAAATGTAACCCGACTCAACGAGCGCTGGCAAGCGGTTTTTGTGTTGCGTGCTGAAGTATGTATAATCGCGGCGCAAAAATGGAATGCGCCGAAGGATAGCGGCGTTTATTAACAATGGAGGTTGTTTATGCCTGTTGCTATGGAGCAAGCAGACAAGAAGATTTTTTTCCATCTGTGGTACAGCTACTGGCTGGAAGAGATGGTTTTCATACTCAGCAATAAAGCCGCTGCCGTGTTGCGCGCCGGGGCACTGATTGCTGCGGTATTCTCCTTTCTTCTCGTAGGTTTCCCCGTCCTGATGAGTCTTTGCGGGCTGGCGTTTTTTGTTTTTTCCTGGTTTTGCAGTAAGTTTGAGTGCGTTGCCGAATGGGCGTGCTGGCAGAAACAGAGCTACCTTCGTCTGATTACGCAAAGGGATTTCATGAGTACTGAACGCCTCATTGAGCGCATTCTGCATCTGGAAGAAACGAACAGCGCATACATGAAAGCGTTTGTCAGGCCCGCAAAAAACAAAGCGAGTGCATCTGTTGGGTTGTCTGCCAGCGAACATTTGCGTTACTCCGAAAGGTTAATTTGCTGGTTGTGCAGTTTCTGAACTGTGAAGAGCCTGTTGGCATCTCGGAAATGATGATGGATGTAATTCCTGGTGGTTGATGGTGCTCATGCTCTGGCTTCCTTCAGTAGCCGGTTAAACATGTGAGTAAGTGGATTGCTACACCCGAACGGCATCGGGTTTACGTGGTAAGAAGCCTGGCCTCCTGTTTTGCGAGCGCGACCACCTGTGCTGCGGTTTGTTCTGATGACTAAGCCGCCGCGCCAAAGTCGGCGTAACTCAGCATTAATGGCTGTGGTTGGGGTATTCAGTGCTGCGGCGATCTCTCCGCCGCTACACCCCGGATGAGTAGCGATGTAGTCCAGAATGGTCATCTGCGTGGCTCCTGTACCTGTCGGATAAGATTTACTCGCGCCACGTTGGTGGCGCAGAAGTAAGTGCCGTCAGTGAGGTAGATGTGGTGTGCATCCTTTTCCGAACGATGTTTGTCGATAGTGGTAATCAGGCGTTCGTCGACCTCGTATTCGCGCCCTCTGGAGGTAAAGCGAACGACGGGAAAATGCTTAATTGCCATTGCGCCCCCTTTGTCCAGTAACCCTATGCGTTAAATACGGCACGTTGCGCGTCATCAATGAATACAGCTTGAGAGCGTTCTATCAGGCGGAGATTTGTCAGAATTTCTGATTCCCTTATGGGGTGAGGAGTGATCAGGTATTTATCCTGTAATCCGGCGATAATGGTGTATCGCTGTAGCTCCGAGCCAATTGTGTAAATAAGGCGTCCGGTGTTAGACAAATCCAGTCCGGTGACTGGTTGTGTTCTGAGAACCGCCAGTTCAGCATCCTGTTTTGCGATAATTTCGGCTGCTTCTGCCGTGACTCTTGCGACTATCAGTGTGTGGGTTGCGACGTCCATATGTGCATTTGCCACGGCTTTTTTCGCTACTTCGTTTTCTGTCTTTGAAATTTCTTTCAGTGCTCTGATGATACCTTCTTCTTTTGCGTGCATTTTTGTATCTCCGTTATTTGCGTGTGCGAATACCTCCGTTAATACGGATGGTTTTCACGTTTTCTTATTTAATTTGATGCTTTATTTGTATCGTTATTCATCAGAGAAAAACGCTCGATCTTTTTCACTGAATTAATAATTCGCATAATCCCAATGGCGCAGACCACCGAAATAATCAGAACAAGCCATGAGATAAATATACTCATGCGATATTTCCCAGCTTATACGGTTCAATATGTTCCCCGCATTCTGCGGCACAGATCAGCTCGGAAAGTTCGTTAAGTGCATCCAGATCATCAGCATAAAAAGCCACGTCATACAGACTTCGGATTGCTCTGGTCAATGAGTCACGGGCCGCACGTTCAGCATGAGCGCCTGATGCACTTAAGCGAAAATAAAAACGCTCAAGTGCTTTGTTAATGAGAGTTTTATATTCTTTGCCCATCACAACGCCCTTTAATCTGCTTTCTGTATTTCAGCTTCTGAATCCATACAAATAATTTCGATATAGGGTTCATCGCCATTAACCTGGCGTGCCTTTTCAGCTTCGCTAATGATTTCTCGTACGGTCTGGTACGGAAGTTCCACAAGCAGTCGCGTGCCGTTCAGATAAACGTAAGTGGCTTCGTCGGCTCCGTTTTTACCCGCCGGAGTCACTCCGTCAATAGCGGATGCACGTAATAACAGTTCACCGCGAAAATCAATAAAACGGATAAATACACCTTGTGCATGGTCTTTGGTCATAAAGCACCTGTTATAAATCAGCCTGTTTAATAAAACTTTGCCCGCGAAGCAGACGATCAACCGTGCGAAGTGCTTCGTATAATGTGAAATCCTGCCCGAACTGATTGTCGCCACAGCTCAATGCAAAAATGCGGTTTCCGGTAAACGGATTGCGTGGGCATTTGTGGATCACGATTCCAGCTTTCTCAATCAGCCAGGTGTGCTCGCCGATTTGTTTTACTGGGTAGCCATCCGGCGTTGCGTGTGTATCACTCAGGCTGTAGCGGATGTTGCTGCGTGATGCACTGGTAGTGAAACGGTTAGCGTGGCGTTCTGTTCCGGTACGAAAATTACGGCGTTGCTTCAGCATAAAATGACACCTCGTTATTTTGTCATCTGCACGTATTTTTCTGCGCTCCTGATTGTTTTCAGGAAAAGAGCGAAGAGATTTACTGTGCGTCTTGAGTTCTTTTCATCTTGGTTGATGGGAATTGAACCTCTGTCAGCCTGTCTTTTCACTGTGTTAACAGCTTGGTTGGTACGCTTTGCGTAATCTTTCAGGCTTTCTTCAAGTACTGGTAACCCATGCTCATCGCGGTAGGGATAGAACGCTGCTAAACGCTCAAAGTCTGCCTGTTCGTGTGTGTTCAGGACTTTTGCCATGTGTGATAACCTGCGCTATCTGTGGTTGTTTGTGACTTGGTGTACTTATAAGTACACCTTGTGCGCAAGCTTAGTGTACTTATAGGAACACTGTCAATGCTTATCGGTGAAAAAATTAGAGTGATTCGTGAATCAGAGGATTTAACGCGCGAAGAATTTTGCGGCCTGATTGATGTGCCTATCGGCACTTTGCGTCGTTATGAAACGGGGCGGATTGAAAACATAGGGGGCGAAGTGCTTATCAAGATTGTTAATCACCCTCGCTTTTTTAAGTACATGAATTGGCTTATGACGGGAAAAACAAATGAGGCTGCTGGGCAGATCAGTCCCTCTCTCTCCCCTGATGGGCCAGAAAACACATCGTCTTCTCAAAAATCCCGCAAGACTGGTACACAGCCCGGCTAATCATGGAACGCTGGGGGCATGGTGGTCTTGTAACGCTGGGGTTTCACGAATGAGCATAAAATCAATTCCGGGAGGGTATCTTCTTGACATGCGCCCTGAGGGGCGTAAAGGCAAACGCATTCGCAAAAAATTTAAAACGAAATCGGATGCAGTTTTATATGAGCGGTGGGTGCTGGCGCAACAGCATAACAATGAGTGGAAAGGAAACTCTATTGATCGCCGTCCTCTGTCAGTGCTTATTGACTTGTGGTGGAAATACCACGGCCAGCTAATGAAGTCAGGGCATAACACGCGCCTTAAATTGCTGCGCTTGAGTGAAGCAATGGATGACCCGTGCGTGCATAAACTTAATACAACGATGCTCACCGAGCTACGTGTGTCCAGGATAGAGCAGGGGATACAGCCCAGCACCATAAATCGAGAGATTGGGGCGTTAAGCGCGATGTTTACCGCACTCATCTCATCCGGCCATTTTCTTAACGATAACCCCGTTCAAGGCCTTAAAGGAATGAAGGTTAACGAGCGCGAAATGGGATATCTGAGTAAGTCTGAATGTGTTCAGTTGCTGGATGCACTGGCTGAAAATCCCGATGAACGGCTGGCTGTCGAAATCCTTCTGTCGACCGGGGCGCGATGGGGCGAGGTAGCGGCACTGGAGCAGCGCCGTGTTCTTCATTGTCGAATCACTTTTTCAAAAACGAAGAACAGCAAAAACCGTACCGTTCCTATTTCTGAAAGCCTGTTTGAAAAGATCAAAAAACGGGGCGGGAAACTGGTGTTTCCGACGCTGGATTATCCATTGGTTCGCGATGTCATCAAAACGGTCGCACCTGATGTTCCTGACGGCCAGGCTGTTCATGCGCTGCGCCACACCTTCGCCAGTCATTTCATGATGAACGGCGGCAATATTCTGACGCTCCAGAAAATTCTGGGGCACGCAAAGATTCAGACAACGATGATTTATGCCCATCTTGCGCCGGATTACTTGCAGGATGCGGTGAGATTTAATCCTATTGCTGGGTAAGGAGGATGTTGTGGAAAAAACAGTTAATAGCGATTTGCATTTAGGTCAGTACTGGAGAATAGACATTGTATGCGATCCAGAACTTCGAGATGAGGTTGAGCAATATTTTTCTCTACACGATGTTGGTTTTAGCAAAATTGAAGTTTTTTCCGTCGAAAATCCATATAAACTTGCTCTGTTCTTTGATTTCGCGAAGAAGGGTGTGGAGGTTGCAAAAGCCATTATGGGACTCTTAGACCGAAATGATATTGAAATAACGATGTATCGTGCTACGGACAGTAGCCCGCAGTCTGTAAAAAGCATCAAATTGCGTAAGTCTGAAGACGTAGAGAAATGTAAAGATTTGCTTAGTACGTGTGTCGCAATTGGCGTTCAACGAAATAAGGAAAAAGAGGGGAGCGAATGATCCACAAAGTGACCACATCCCTGTTATTTGTTGTGGTTGGCTGTGTTTTTGTGTGTCTGTAAGTCTTTGATAATTACCTAACTTATTGATTTTTGTTTGTGTTTATGGCCGCTCTGCGGCCTTTTTTCTTTTCACTGTCGAAGAGTCACCGTAAAATCAACGCCATGACACTTCAGCAGAACGGATACC